GCAGAATTGTTCTTGCGCTGGTTAGAACAGGAGCAGCATATGCCAAGGTTTAAGTTCCTAGAGGCGTTAGTCTCTTTCTTGGATATTAATAAGGACGGTATAGACCCGAAAGAGTATCCAATTGAAGGAACTATGTGCGGCTGTCCTAAAGAGTTTGGAGATATTCCAACAGAGACAGTACGCGAAGGTTGTTTGGACAGACTGGGAAAGTTCAACAAACAACACATTACTCTTACATTTATTCTCAAGCAAGGTCTATGGTTCACTGCTCAAGAGAGCAAGGACTTAGTGGAGAAAGACCCTAAGACAGGTCAGATAAGAGATAAGATTGAAGTAGCGAAGGAAAGACTAGGTCTGAAGCCCACAATGCCTCTTTATGTTACTCCTAAAGGACTTAGCTATTCACAGCTTCGTTCTATGGTTAATTTGAAGAGTAAGAAGTATATAGAACTAACTACTGACCAATTAAAGGTTCTTAGAAATAGAATCTTGTATTCTTTGGAAGATGAAGTGAAGTTCCATATATCTCAGTGGGAAACTCGCAAGAACCAAATTAAATTAGTATGTGATGCTAAAGGCTATACTTTATAATGTGCTCTGGATGCTGACCACAGTTAATCCAGATTACTATGTAGTAGGTATAAGCTACTTAACGTAACTTGTGAGAATTTACTAATATTAAATAACAGGGTTCAAGGTAATAGATTCAAATGAGTTATTAATTAAGGGCTTAGCCTATAACAAGTGGCAGACTTATTCGGAAACGTAAGCAGAGATGAACGCCAAGCAATTGGTGTTCAACGTTGGGTAGATAATAAGTTGCGTGGTTCTTTAGTCTATTGTACCGGTTTCGGTAAGACTAGAACTGCCATTATGTGTATGAAAAGATTCTTGGCTAAGAATCCTGGTAGAAGAATTATAATAGTAGTACCTACTGATGCACTACAGAGACAATGGCTTAGTGATTTAACAGAGCAGCAAGTCCCAATGGTGTACGAGGTACTAATAATAAACTCTGTTGTGAAACATGAGTGGACATGTGATTTGCTAGTACTTGATGAATGTCATAAATATGCTTCTGACTTATTTGGAAAGGTATTTGAAGTAGTCAAGTATAAAATAATTCTAGGTTTAACTGCAACTATGGAACGACTAGACGGTAAGGATAGTTATATCAAGAAGTATTGTCCAGTAGTGATAGAGTAGATGTTAGTGAAGCTACTGCTAGAGGCTGGTTATCTCCTTATAGGGAATACAAAGTCATGGTAGAAGTAGACAATCTAGACAAATACTATGAGTTAAACAGAGAGTTCTATGAGCATTTCGCATTCTTTGGTCATGACTTTACACTTGCTATGGCTTGTGCTACTAAATGGCAGAAGAGAATTGAGCTAGCTAAAACTATGCTTCCCGACTTTGACAAGAAACCAGATGAATGGAAAGCTCTTAATAAGACCATTCTAATTCATGCTATGGGTTTCAATAGGACTTTACAGGCAAGGAAGAAGTTCATTTATGAACATCCTAAAAAGATAGAACTTACAAATATGATACTTGAGCATAGGCAAGACAAGAAATGTATTACTTTTAGTAAGACAATCAAGATTGCCGAACAAATCAAGTATGGTAAGGTACTATCTAGTAAGGAAACTAAGAAGAAGGGAAGGATGACTTTAGAGGAGTTTAAATCAGCATCTGTGGGAGTACTTAATACTTCTAAGATGTTAGATGAAGGAGCTGACATACCAGGACTGTCAGTAGCCGTTATTCTTGGATATGATTCCAGTCCTACGTCTAAGACGCAGAGAATAGGTAGAGTTATTAGAAAGGCAGAGAATAAAGTAGCGGAAGTCTTTACTTTAGTAATCAAGGGAACTGTTGAAGAAGAATGGTTTCGCAAGAGTACTGGTAGTAAGGATTATATCACTATAGCCGATTCTGATTTATTAAATCTACTAGAAGGGCGAGAATTTACTCCTAAGAAGAACAAAGAAACTAAAATGATATTTAGGTTCTAATGTTTAGAGTGTTATATTGCAACATAGGTGCTGAAGGGCAGCCTGATAGAACTTCAACAGTATCTACTGATGTTGATGCTGTTAAGCTATTAGAGCTGTTAGAGAAGCATTCAGAGCATCGTATTTGCATGATGTCTGTGCATTTAGAGCGTAGCCCTCTAGATGTGCAAAGTCTTATTACGAGCCTGAAATTTAAGTAGATTCGTTTTGAAATGTAACAAGATTATCGTATCTTTGTAATCCTTAACGGTCAAAATTACATGACAACTGAAAGATTGCTTGAACTTGTAATGCTTACTAACACGTTTGATAGTATCATTCATGCTAGTGGTGTCAACGAAAACGGTGAAATTGAATTTGAAGGTGGAATCTATGACGTCAAGGCTATGGTAGCAAGGCAGACAGAACTCTTTAAAGAGTTTATAGCTCCTTACGAAGTAGCAGGCGAAGCTTATGTGATTGAGGACACTGAGAAATCAGAATAACAAAGTATCACAGCTGATAGATTAGTAAGTTATTTACTTATTAATCAATACGCTTGGAGAAATTAAGTTTAACAATAGAGAATCAGTTGTTAATAATGGAGCAGTATAGGCTTACTGCTGAGGAGTTGTTAATGATTGAGTTGCTATTTTTGGCACAACCAGAAGAGGGACATAAAGACTCCCTCATCCGATATCTGGGAATGCCAATAACTAAAACCCGCCTTAGAGACGTATTATTAAGTCTACAGGTGAAGGGAGTCATTACTAAGAAGTATAAAATTCCCGCAGAGGGTCAGACGTTTGACCCTGAATCTGTAATCTTTAATGAAAACTTCATTAAGAATTATAGAAAGTATTCCGGAGACCTGGGAGGAGAGTTCTGGGAAGCATACCCAGATATTGTCATTATTAATGGTAGGGAGTATAGTTTAAAGAACTGGTCTAAGAAGTTTAACACTTTAGAAGACATGTTCTTTAGATATGGCAAAAATATAGGGTGGAAACTTGAGAATCATAAAAGGGTGATAGAGTTAGTCAATTGGGCTAAACAGAACAAATGTAATCTGATAAACGTCAATATTGCTGACTTTATAATGTCTAAGGCTTGGGAAGGCATCGAGAAGTTTAAAGATGGAACATATGAAGAATTAGTGTTTGATACTATGACGGAACTATGATATATACTAGATACTAATCGAACTTATCAAAAGAGGCAGAGAAGGTGACAATCAAGGATTATCACTTGGAATGCCTAAGCTGGAGCATATAATTGACGGATTAACTCAAGAGACCTATTACCTGATTGCCGCAGGAACTGGTAACGGTAAGACTAGTTTCGTGCTTCACTCCTTTATATATAAGGCTCTACTGGACTCTGATTCTGATAAGGATGTTCAGTTTATTATATTCTCTTTGGAGATGAGTGCTGAGCAGTTACTTGCTAAATTGCTCTCTCTTCATATATATGAGACTTATGGTAAACAAATATCTTTTAAAGAATTATTGTCTAGAGGCAAGGACTCCACACTCTCTGATGAGGATTATGAGTTAGTACAGGAATGTATTCCATGGCTAGAATCTATAGAGGACAGACTAATAATACATGACGGCACTCTCAATTCAGAGAAGTATAAGTCTCTAATCATAGAGGATTTAAAGAAATTTGGAACCTTTGTTGATGAAGATACTTATGAACTTAATAATCCGAAACAAATTATCGCAGTAATTACTGACCACTTAGGCTTAGTGAGACCACAGTTGGGTCGTAGCAAGAAAGAGGAGATTGATACCATATCGGCATATGGTGTCTCATTTAGAAATAAATGTAAGATATCTCCAATCAATATTATGCAGTTCAATAGAAATGCTAATAATGCAGAACGACTAAAACAAGGCTTGCAAGAACCTGATTTGTCAGATTTAAAAGAGAGTGGTTCTCCGAGTGAGGATGCCAATGTAGTATTGGTATTATTTAATCCATTTAGAAGCAAATTGTCTACATATAGAGGATATTGCATTAAAGAGCTAAAGGATGGTTTCAGGTCATTATTGGTTCTTAAGAATAGATTTGGTGCGTCTGATGTAGCCATTGGTGTAGGATTTTATGGTAGATGCGGTATCTTTAAAGAGCTTCCGTCTGCATCCGAAATCAATGATTATGACAAGTATAAGAATCCAGATTGGACTATTATTGATTTCCCAGACAGGGAAGTCGAGATAGAACGAACTAAGAAAGATGATTTACGCGTAACCATAACATTATGATTTAATGAGCCAAATTATAGGACTTGGAGGATTTTCGGGAAGTGGTAAGTCTAGTTCCCTACAGTATTTAAACCCAAAGGAGACATTTATTATTAGCTGTACTCCTAAACAATTATCAATTCCAGGATTTAGGAAGAATTACAAGAAGCTAACTCAGGACAAAGACAAGAACTATGTCGGAAATTGGTATTTCAGTAATGAATTTGCCAAAGTGATGAACATCATGAATGTAGTTAATGTTAAAATGCCGGAGATTAAGGTCTTAGTAATTGATGATAGTAATTATCTTCTTTCACAAGAGGTGATGTCTAGAAGTGCAGAGAAAGGATATGACAAGCATATTGACTTTGCAAAGCACTATTATGATTTAATAATGAAAGCTATGACTCTTAGAGAGGATTTAATTGTAGTGTTCATATCTCATATTGTAAATGACGGTAACGACTATGACCCTAAATATAAGTTATTTACTACTGGAAAGATGTTGGATAGGTCTGTTAATATAGATGGACTGTTTAATTATTTGCTGTATGCAGAGAAGATTGTAAATGATGAAGAGGTTGACTATAAATTCAGAACAAGGTCACTTGGTCCAGATACTTGTAGAAGTACCGCAGGATGTTTCCCTGATTTATATGTTGAACCTAATATGAAGATGGTGATTGACACAATCAATAAATTTGAATACGGAGAATGATAGTTAAAATGCTGTTAACTTTGGACTTTGACCCAGCTACTGGAGAGTATAAATCTCTAAAGCAGGAAATTGTCAAAGAGGAAGTAAAGACTAGAGCAGTCAAGGAAGAGGTTCCAGAAACATCTGAACCGCAAATTACCCTAGACCCTAACAAGTACATACTTAATAAAGCAGCTGCCCAATTAATGGGAGTTGCTTGGGAAGATAGACTTAGTATTAAATATCAGAAAATTGACGGAATCACTTTCCCCGTTATAGGAACTGATGAAGCCTTTGGAACCAAAGGTGGAAACAAACTTACTAAGAGTCTGTCTGTCAGCTGTAGAGGTAAAGCTAATGACATGCTACGTCAGTATGGCGATACATTTACAGTAACTACGATGAAAGGTCAAGACGACCTCTTCGTATTAGTTGGTAATGCTGAAAGGCCGGAAGAGCCTGAAGTAGATAACATAGAGGTATTAGAAGATGAAAGCGACAACATTGATTTGCCGTTAGACACAGAGATTGGAGATGAGTCAGCTAAAGAGATTGACCCATTAACTTTTGAACTTTAATACTTATAAACTATGTCAATGAATTTCAACTTAACAAACACGAACGGTACATCATCTATTAAACCAAGACTGAAACCATGGGAAATCCACGATGTTATCTTCAAGGGAATAACATTTAATGAGTTTAAGGGTAAGAAAGACCCTGACGCAGTGTACAAAACCATGAGAATTTCATTCGAGAATGAGAATGGTGTTTATGAAGAAACAGTATTCTGTCCTAAAGAGGGAGATGATGTAAGACAAGTAAGCTCTAACAATGGAGTTGAACGTGAAAGTCCGTCCAACTTTGAGAAGTTTAAATTTATGTTAGCTCATATTGGAGAACAACTTGCTCCTAAGAAATATGAAGCATTTAAAACTAAAACTTTTGCCCTTCCGGAAGAGTTTGAGAAATTGGTAAAGACATTTGCCGACATCACTAAGGATGCAGTTAATAAGCATACTAATCTGAAGCTGATTGCTAATAAGAAAGGCGAACCTTGTCTGCCTTATTTCGTCAATATCAGTAAAGCAGGTGATGCATATATCTCTAACAACTGGTTAGGAGACAAAGTATTCTTCTCTGACTATGAAATCAGTCAGATGAATAAACAGAAGAGTAACGGCCCTACTGATATGCCTGGTACAAGTTCTGACGATTTTGCAGCATCTAATGATGCAGCCACAGATAACGCAGACCTTGACTTTGAAGTGTAATAATTAATTAGTAAATTTGAGGTTCAAACATTAAACATTGAAATAATATGGTATTGGAATATGAACCTAAAATTACTAAGAAGTATTTACTTGAAAGGCAGACTCAGGAAACTTATCTTGAGTACTATCTAGGAATCCCAGTTAAGAAAGGGTTGTTTAAATCTCCGTTGAGAAATGATAATTCTCCTACGTGTTCCTTTTATAGGAATGCGTCTGGAGACATCATATTCAATGACTTCAGCGGACAGTTCTATGGTAATTTCATTAGTGTGGTTATGTATAAGTATAGTTGTACTTATTATAAGGCATTGCAAATAATTGCTAACGACTTTGGCTATATAACTCATAAAACGTTACCTAAGAACAATAAGCCTGTAGTCGCAAGTAAGTCTGAATTTAAGGACGATGGACCTGCGATTATAAGAGCTGATGTACAAGAGTTCACTGAATCTGAACTACAGTGGTGGGCACAATATGGCATTACTAAGGAGATTCTGAAGAGATTCAGAGTCTATTCTTGCAAGGCTGTCTATTTAAATGGCAGTTATTATGCCACTACTGGTCCACAGAATCCCATGTTTGGCTATTATCGTGGTAAGAACGATAAAGGGGTTGAGTTATGGAGAATCTACTTTCCATTTAGAGAAAGAGGAACTACACGGTTTCTATCTAACTGGAAGTCTATCATGTTACAGGGAGCACATCAGCTTCCGGCAGAAGGCGATTTGTTAGTAGTTACTAAGAGTATGAAAGACGTTATGTGTCTATATTCTTTAGGAATTACTGCAATAGCTCCTAATTCAGAGAATTTATTCTTAACTGAATCTCAATTCGAGAAGTTGAGTAAAAGATTTAAGAAGATAGTTGTATTCTATGATAACGACTTGCCTGGCATTCATAACATGAACCAGATAAGAAAGAAGTTTAACATAGACTGCATCTTCATTCCTAGGTCTTATGGAGCTAAAGATATATCTGACTTTCATGCTAAATATGGTAGAGAGAAGACACTTAATTTAATTGAAAGGGCATGGAGAACACTGAAGAAGTAAAACCGAAGAAGAAACGTAACGGTGCATATGCTAAACGTAAAGGTAATAATTATGAACTTAAGATTATTAAGGAATTGATAGGACTTGGTTATAAAGGCCTAAAGTCATCTCGTAGTGAGTCCAAGAATCTGGATGATGCTAAAATTGACATAGCTGAAACCGAGGACAAATTGCCATGTTACGTACAATGTAAATGTACTAAGAACACACCGTCTATTGCTGAAATTATCAAAACATGTGGTCGTAAAGATAGACCCTTAGTAATAATCTGGAACAAGCAGATTGACAAGGGAGTAAACATGGGCTCTGACGGAGAATACGTTATGATGAGTAAAGATTTCTTTTATGAACTTATTAAGAAGGCTACGGAGTAATCTGTGGCTTTCTTTGTTTAGTAATGCTTGATTAGAATATCCTATGGCAAATTTGATATATTCACATCTTGACTTACTAAATCTTGAATCATTTAATTATTATATCTGCTGATGAACACTTATATTCTGCCTTGTTATAGTCTGGACGACGGTGATTTATGGCTAGAGAAGGTAAGAGCTAGAAGCTTTACAGAAGCTGAGGATAAGTTTATTGACTTATTCATTACAGATTATGACATAGACCCTCCAGGTGATTATGATGAACTGGCAGGTACTATGGCTAAAGACAAAGAGATAATTATTGGTGACATATACGATATAGAAGAGTTCTAGTCGTACAGGATGACAATGAATGTTTAGAATAGGTTTAGATATTGACGATTGTCTAGCTGACTTTTGGGGTGCTTACTGTGAGTACTTCGATACAGCTAGTAATCCACGTATGCTTGAAGATAGCATGATTACTAGGAATGTACAACGTATTCTTAGTAAGGACAGAGACTTCTGGTTAAATCTCAAAGTGATTAACAGACCTGATTTCATCCCAGAATTGTATTGCACTAAACGTGTGAACAATAAAGCTTGGACTAAGGAATGGTTAAGGCTGAATGGATTCCCAGATAGACCAGTCTATCAGATGTATTACCAACACGGTAATAAGGCTGATATGATTAAAGGTAAAGTTGATGTCTTTATTGACGATTCTTTAAGCAACGTACTAAAATGTCAACGTTCTGGACTGCCTGCATTATTAATGCATACAGAAAGGACTATTGACTTTCCTATGTTTAAAGTGTTCTCCTTATGTAAAGATGAGATTATAGATGCTTATCAATTCATGAGGAGTTATGCTTAAAGACATTAAAATTACACCACTAATTGAAACTATCAAATTCCTTGAGATAAGTGATGAGGAGTATTTCAGTGAAGCTTATTCTGATTACATTAGTAATTCTAGATTGAAGCTTATAAACCCAGAACAAGGAGGTAGCCCAGAAGCTTATTTAGCGGGACTGGGTGCTGATGGAAGATACTCCGATTCGCTGTACTTTGGTTCGGCAGTACATGAATTAGTACTGCAACCAGAGTCTTTTATTCTTGTAGAGTCTGTAGATAGACCAACAGCTAAAGCCGGATTCATGGCTGATGAGCTGTATCCTTTATTTATAGCTAATGGTGTTGTTACTAAGGATGAGATAGTAGTAGCGTCTGACAAGATTAGCTATTATAAAGGTAAAATGGATGAAGACAAAATGGATGCTCTGCGCATAAAATGCGAGAACTATTATGCTCAACGCACAGCTTATGAGTGGGGCAGCAAATATGTTGCAGATAAGGTTCCAATTTATCTTGATGCTAAATCTAGAGACAAACTACGAGAATGTATTGTATCAGTTGAATGTAATCCACAAATACAATCCTTATTGAATCCAGACTATTTATTAGAGAAGCCAATCTCCAAGAATGAGTCTGTACTATTAATAGATGTGCTTGTTGAGCATAATGGTCTTAGTAAGGTTCTCAAACTAAAAGCTAAGTTGGATAATTTTACATACAGTCCAGAGTCGAATGAATTAGTTCTCAATGACTTAAAGACTAGTGGACATTATCTCACTAAGTTTCATGAAAGCTTTGATAAGTATCACTATGCGAGACATGGCTATGTATATGTGGATGCTGAAATTGTACATAGAGAATGAATATAAGGCAAAGCCCACACTTAAGGCTAATATGTTAGTGGTATCAACAGTTCCGGATTTTAGGTCTGGAGTGTTTCCTGTTAATAATGGTCATATGTTGTCGGGTTTTACTGAATTTACTACATTGTTGAGGCGTGTAGCATATTACGAGCTTTATGGATATGATACTGATGGAATACTATGAGCCTACTATGAATGATTTGAAGGAATACTACAAGCAGTACTTCAGTTTAGGATGTCTGGCCTGTGATATAGGAACTAAGTTCGCTTTAATATCACTAATATGCTTTCTTACTAAGCAAGCTAGGAACAAAACTCCTAACGCAACTACTTGGCAAGTAATCCAGAAGATTAGACAGGGCAAAGAAAGTCATAATTCGGAGGGTCTTCTTAAAGGTCTCGCAGTTATATGTGATGATTTTATGAGAAACACTACCGAGTTCTTGACATTTGATTTAAAATCGGCTAAAGATATGGTTGCTAAGATTAATGAAATTCTTGATAAAGAGCTTCCTTGGGAACCTACTACGCCAGAAACGCCATTTTAATTATGGTACATGACAGATATTTGAATAACATGGCTATAATTCATAGTTTGGAAGTATTAGCCAGGAAACATCCCGATATGCGTTTCCACCAGCTGTTATGGGCAGCAGGATTAATAGAGAAACGCTCTGACAAAATCGTGGACAAGTTCTACGAGGAAAGTCGAGACACATGGGAGCAAATGACTAAAAATGAATTTTGCTTTCCGCCAAACGATAATAGTTAAATCTTATTAACTCACTAATTGTTGGCAATTTACTTGTGTAGTTACAAGAAATGTAGTATCTTTGTAACGCTTTCCTCTCGAAGGAGAGTCAGATTAATAGAATTAAATTTAGATTATTTTGCATTAGAACTGTTTGGTAGTTTACTATTAAAGCAGTACCTTTGTAATACAATAACAAAGAGATATGACAATGAACTAATGTTTAAATTCCAATTAATTATGACAAACCAAGTAAATTTTAAGAACGTAGAAGTAAAAGGTTATACTAAACAAGAAGCAATCGCACAAGCACCTTTCCAAGTAATTCGTGATGCAACTCAGGCATGGAAGACAGCTGGTAAACCTATTTCAGAGAAAGCTTTGAAAGAATTTGAAGCAGAGTATCTGGCTAAGCATACTAAGTTTGCTGCTGGCATCGGATGTTCTATCACATTTGAAGCAGGTTCTGCTGATACTCGTGAACGTCCTTACACTATGCGTGACATCAAGAACGAGAAAGGTAAACGTAAATACAAAACTGGCTATCAGGGAATCAATCCTGCAACTGGTGAAGTATTGTTCTTGAACTTTGAAACTAAAACTAAAGCCAAAGAAATCGCTAAAGAACTTTACACTAAGAAAGGTTATACTGGCGATATCTATTGCAAGTACATCAAGGCTGTAGTTGAAGGCGAAGACGGTGCTTTTGAAGTAAAACACACTCCGTCAAAATCAGCTAAGATGGGTACATACATCTGCTTTGGGGTCGAAGGATAAAATTTAACTTCTATTGACTTTAAATATCAAAGGGATTATCTTATGTGAATAAGGTAGTCCCTTTTCTTTTTATTCAGATGTGCATAACTAAAAGAGATTAGATTTTATATAAGCGCCGAAAGGTTATCTAATTTTAACTCAGAAATGAGAGAAACAACAATTACCAAGCTAATCAATCACTTACAAGAAGTTTTAAAACAGAACATTAGTTTAAATGCATATGCAGAACAAGTAGGTCTTCCGCAGAATTACTTCTGGGTAAAGAAACAGGTAGTAAACAAAGATATAGCTGATGGCAGTATCGACAGGGAATCCTATGATACAATAATGAGTCTGTATGACAAGATTAGCAAGAGAGGTATTATACGTCATTCTAAATCGGAAGAAATAACATCTTCTGAAGAGGAGGAAACTAGTACTGGCAAGATTACATTGGTCAGAAATGATGAAGGTAAGATTGTTAAGTATCAATTCACTATCCCGCTAAGAGACAAAGCACCATTTACTGGCAGTCTTACTAGGGATGAAATGAATATGATTCATAGACTTTACTCTTATTATGGTTCGTCCATAACACAAAGAGAAGTAAGTCGTAGCTTCCCTGAATATTCTTTAGAGGAGTTTAAGAAGATTCTTAAGGTCTTCAACATTACTAAAGCCGCAGCGCCATTCGCCCCTCATGTTATTGAGGAGAATACTATTGATGAGCTTAAAGATATGCAACTAAGGGAGAAGGAGAATGACTTCCTAAGAGGCATAGAAGCAGAACGCATCAAGAATAACGAGCGACTACTTAAGAAGTATGCCATGGAGAATGCCGAACTGAAAGCTAAAATAGCTGACGGCAAAGCTCTTATAGAAGGGCTAGACTTCAATAATCTGTATGACTGGGGACGTATGCCGACAATTTCTAACGGCAAAGACCTAATCATATGGTTGTCTGATATTCATACTGGAGCCACAGTGTCTCCTCTATCTATTTATCAGAATCCTTATAACGAAGAAGAAATGAAGAAGAGATTTGACATGATTATAAAGAGAGTATATACTGAAGCTTATTACATTGGTGGTGGGTTTGAGAATATAGTTATCTGCAATCTTGGAGATTCTCTTGACGGATATAATGGACAAACTACAAGAGGTGGTCATGAACTGGCTCAAAACATGAGCAATAAGGAGCAATTGCAAACTTATATTAAGTTAATGACTAGCTTTGTTAAATCTCTGATAGAGAATGTAAAGCATACCAATATGTATTATTATTGTGTTGGCGAGTCCAATCATGATGGTGATTTTGGTTATGCTGCTAACTTAGCATTAGCTGCTGTATTAGAACAGTTTGATGTTAAATGTCAAGTATTTGACAAGTTCATAGGAGAGTTTACTCTTAATGAAACTACCTATGTAATGTGTCATGGTAAAGATAATAAAGACATGTTCAAGAATCTACCATTAACTCTTGACGTGAAGACAGAGAATTTCATCAATGAATATTTGGACAATAAGGGCATCACTGGTAATGTAATCTTTGTAAAAGGAGATTTGCATCAATCAGCTACCACTTACGGTAGAAGATTTACCTATAAGTCAGTTGGTTCATTGTTTGGAAGTTCCGAATGGATTCACAAGAATTTTGGAAATACACTTGCATGTTGTGATTATAGTATTGTAGATGGAAAGAACATTACAGATGGTCGTATCGTGTTACAATAAACTATAATTTATGGATTTAACACCGGAATTTGCCCAACATGTAATAGATTCTGCTTCCAAGTATAAGGAATGTACTCTAGAAGTAGACAGACTGACCAGTCTGTTACAGGAAGCAAGACTTAAGCAGAAGGCAGCCGAATCGGAATTTAGGAAATGTTTAACCATAGAAATTGATTGCTCTAAAGCTATAGATACTTCTATCGGAAAGATTCCAATTATTGGTAAAGGAGAAGCCAAGTCTATAAATCAACGTGTTGATTCTCTTCTAGATGAGGTATTCTCTAAGGATGAAACATCCTCTAAGGAAGAGTTTCTTTGTAAAGATGGTGGTATTATAGTAGTGTCTGAAGATGAGGTATATTACCTTAAAGGTAAAGTTAAAACTCCATTAGAGAAATTCAGACCAGCTGACCACTTGGATTTGTCCGTTAGTTTGTTTTCAAGTGCCTTTACCAATAGAAAGGTTAGGATAATAAAGTTTGATGGGAAAGTGTTTTATGGAGAAGATTATAAACCAATAGGCTATTCCATATTACACCCGTACCTTGAGCTCTTAAAGAAGAACAAGGACAGAATATATAATGCTGATGCCTTACATAATGCATTGGCGTTATATGATGCATCTAATGGAAAGTTAACAATGAAGGTCAGCTGCTGCTGTAATTGGCAGGAGGTAATGGAGCAGCTATTAGAATTATAGCTAAGCTTGCGGAAGCAGTCAAGTTATTAGAAACAATGACTATATATTACTTGTAATTAAATGCAAATAAGTATTGACCAACTCATGAATGGTAAGGCTACTAGAATAGGTAAGAGAGCATATTTACCAACTGCTGCCTATGTAGAGCCTTTTATTGAAAGAATGTCCAAGTTTACTAAAGACTTTATAGTTGAAGTAGAATTGCCTAAACAGGTTACTAGGACAGTCGATGGTGATGTTAATGCAGATGATATTACATATAATCGTGTATTGATACAAGCTGTAATGCCAGAGAGTTGCAGTTTTGACAATCACGATGAAGTTATTGGCATGGTTTATGGATTAGATGTTCGTAAGCCAGTAGCCAAGATTTATAGAGGGGCACTTAACAGAGCATGTACAAATCTCTGTGTATTTGACCCAGAATTTCTCCAAATGCAGCCGGTTAATCCTGAAGAAGCCTTGAATTATAAAGCTGTAGAGCATTTATTAAGTCAAACTTCTGATATAAAGCTGATGTTGGAGAATCTTCACAATACTACATGGAAAGCTGAAGACGATTTAGTAAGTCTAAATCTAGGCAAGTGGCAAAGAAATGCTATGCATATGGTTTATAATGTAGGTTATGGAGATGTCAAGATAGGAACAGACCTTGTTACTAAGGCGTATAGTTCTATGTTTGAGGACCCAGATTCTTCATATTATATTGGAGTGGATAATGAGGTGGATATGTTTACTGTGTACAATGCATTTACGCAGCTAATTAGTAATGACAAGGGTAAAGATTTGATGAATAGAGCAGAGAAGACTCTATTACTAAGAAACATATTAAACTTCTAATTAATGTTAGTAATTAAGAGAGACAAAAAAGTAGAACCTTTCGACGTTAATAAGATTGATGCCGCAATTACTAAGGCATTTAACGCTGTTAACGAACCAATTGATTCTGATATTCTTCAGGATATTAAAGATGAGTTGTATATTAACAACATAGTTTCAGTTGAGGAGCTTCAAGACCAGTTAGAGAAAGCTCTTATGGCATGTGATTATTATGATGTTGCTAAGGCATTCATCTTGTACAGGCGTAAAAGGGCAGAGAGCAGGGCTTTAAATGAAAAGAAACAATTCATTAAAGACTATGCTAAAGCCAAGAATGCTGCAACTGGTAGTAAATACGATGCTAATGCTAATGTTACCGAGAAGAACATTGTAACCTTAAATGGAGAATTGTTCAAAGGTGATGTTATTAAGGTAAATCGTGCAATTCTTACTGATAAAATCAGAGAGTTATATGGAGAGGAGCTAGCTAAGGAATATATCCGTATGCTGGAACAACATTTACTTTATAAGCATGATGAAACATCGATTATGCCCTACTGCGTGGCTATCACTATGTATCCCTTTCTATTGGAGGGGTTACAGCCAATTGGAGGTTTGTCTGCCAGACCCAAGAACCTGGATTCTTTCTGTGGCATGTTCGTTAATCTGGTATTTGCGATTAGTTCTCAATTTGCAGGTGCAGTAGCAACTGGAGAGTTTCTAATGTACTTTGATTACTTTGCTCGTAAAGAGTGGGGTGATGATTACTGGAAACGTCCAGAGGAAATGGTTGACAAACACAGAAATATTGACAAGACGTTAGAGCAGAAGTTCCAGCAGATTGTATACTCAATCAATCAGCCAGCAGCTGCTCGTAACTTCCAATCAGTATTCTGGAATATCAGTTACTTTGATAAGAACTACTTTGAAGGTATCTTTGGAGAGTTCTATTTCCCAGACGGTACACAACCTCAATGGGAATCTCTTAGTTGGTTGCAGAAGAAATTTGCTAAGTGGTTTAATGAGGAACGTACTAAGTGTATTCTTACATTCCCTGTTGAAACTATGGCGCTTCTAACTAACGGAGAGGATGTTGTTGATGAAGAGTATGCAGACTTTACAGCAGAGATGTATAGCAAAGGACACTCGTTCTTTACTTATATGTCCGATAGTCCTGATTCCTTATCTTCCTGTTGCAGACTTCGTAATGAGGTTACTGATAATCAATTCAGTTATTCTCTTGGAGCTGGTGGTATTGCTACTGGTAGTAAGTCAGTAATGACCTTAAATATCAATAGGCTAGTTCAGGATGCAGTTAATAATGGATATGATATGATTGAGTATTTGCGTGAGAATGTGAAGAAAGTTCATAAGTTCCAAACAGCATATAATGAATTGCTTAAAGACTATTTAAAAGACGGATTGCTTACTGTATATACAGCTGGATTCATTGATATGAAGAAGCAGTATTTGACTATAGGTGTTAATGGAGTTATTGAGGCTGCGGAGTTCTTAGGAATCCCAGTTAATGATAATCCAACTTATAGGGAGTTTATGCAATCTATTCTTAAGACTATCAGTGATGAGAATCGTAAGGCTAAGACCAAAGAATTGATGTTTAACTGTGAGTTTGTGCCAGCGGAGAACCTGGGAGTTAAACATGCTAATTGGGACAGGAAAGCGGGTTATGTAGTTCCTAGAGATTGCTATAATAGTTATTTC